TGAACAGCGTCGAGGTGCCGAACGCACCGAGGCTCATGTAGCACTCGAACACCTGCGAGGCGAAGTTGGCGGTCGGCGCATACCGCTGCCGGAACAGGATGTCTCGCAGGGAATCGCACCACCGCTGCACCGCCACATTCTCATCGAGCTCGGGGATGCCGGTATGCAATCCGTGCCACATCTGCGTTGCTGGTGTCAGCATCGAGTCCATCGCGGCAGAGAATCGGGGCAAGGCCCGCTGCGCCGTCGAGTCGAATATCTTCTCCGACCGCTTCTCGCCCGGTGTGCGCTGGCCGGTCATCTCGGCCATCGACGGCCAGACCCGTTCGGCAACCTCCTGCCAGTGGGACTCCCATGTACCACGAGCGCCCTTGAGCCGGTCGTAGCCTTGCAGGACGTCTTGTGCGCGTGAGTCCATCGTTACTCCAAGAGCAGGAACGCGCCGTTTTCCAGCGTGATGTTCTCGTCGATCTCGGTCACAAGGTTGCCAGCACTCTGGTCATCGCCCGTGCCGTCGCGTCGCAATGCGCGACCAGTCGTGCGCTCCTGACTTCGAGGCCAAGTGCGCATTAGAAGCTCGGGCTCGGGATGCGCAACGCCATGGCATAGACAGCAGTCGAGGTCGCAATGTTGCAGCGAATCTCACCCGCACCCAGCTCGAAGATGCCACCACCAGCCGCAGTCAGCGTCACATCTGCACCCACATCCTGCGCGGTGCCGTTCGGACCCTTGCACTGCAGCTTGACCGTGCCGCCACCGAAGGTCGCCTCAACACGGAACTCGCCACGACCACCCGGCCATGCGATCCACGCGCCGGTCGCGCTTGCGTTTGATACGAGAACAATGCCTGTAGCCATGATTTTCTCCGATTAGGCCGCTACGGCCTTAATGACTGCGAACTGGAGCACCACGGCCTCAGACAAGTTGCCTGCGGTCTGGCAGTTGAACAGGGTGATCGAGCACGAACCAGCCGCGACAGCGCCTGCGCTCACCAGATACGCACCAGCAGTGCCGCCTGACTTCACGCATACGGCCACCACATCGGTCGCCTCGATGGCACTGTTCGTCAGCGTGAATGCGACAGGGGTCTGGTGCGCCAGAGTCGCGTTGTGCATCGTGATGGTGCCGCAGACCTTGTCAAGCGTGACGCCCGTGCTCTTGCTCGTCGCCTGAGTGACAACGCCACCCGCGCCGGTCGCGTAGCCGATGCCACCAGAGGCCGAGGTGGACTTGACCGACCCCGCCGCCGTCACCGCACCGGCCTTGGTCACTTGGAACCGAGCAGCACCACCCACCAACAGGTTGAGCAGCATCGACCCGGCAGCACTGGCCGTGTCGGTGACATCGAGCTTGATGGCCGAGAAGGTCGTTGCGACGTTGTTCCAGACGTTCACCAAGTCGCCCACCGCAGCACCGGCCAGCGCCTTCGCCGTGACCTTCTTGGTCTCGCCTGCGCCGACATCGACGATCGGCAGGACATCGACCGGCGAGTCGAGGTCAGTCTGCGCGAGCGAACTGAACTGCGTGATCTTCTTGGTAGCCATCAGCCGCCCAGCAGTTTCGTCGTCGCCACCCCGCCAGCCTGTCTGGTGTCAGGCGTGGACATCATCGTGGCAGCGCGACCGCGCCGCCGACGCATACGGGTGGACTCGATCTCGCGCTGCTTCGCCACGTCCATCTCTGGAGCAGGCGGGGGCGGCTCGATCTTGGGCATCTTGGGCTTGAACAGACCGGACATGGCGCACCTCGCGGCAGACTTTGGCGCGAGTCTATCCGAACACCGAGTAATCTGCTACCGCCACCCCCGGAGCACCCCGTCGCACCGTCCCACGGAACGGTCTGCGACCCTTGGCAAGGTACCGCAGAGCATCGGCATAGTGGCTTGTCCAGTCGTGGAGCGGCCTGTCCTTGAACCGCTGCAGCCGGTCGTCGTATTCGCGCCGGTACTGCCGAATGGCATCCATCGCCCGGGTCATGCGAGCCGCTGCGTCCTCGGCACTCTCGCCGGGGAACGGGTCGGGAGCCTTGTTCCACTCGACCACCGGCAGCATCTGGCGCACCGCCTGGATGCCATCGTCCACCGAGTCGGCCTCGAGCACCCGTGGCTTGAGGCCATACCCTGCCGCTGTCTCGAGCCGGGATTTGCCAGAACCCCACTCCTTCACCGCCCCATCATGCGGCCAGATGTGGTCACCGTACACATAGTCCATGGCGAGGAGCTTCTTCGCGTACCACTCAAGCCCGACGCCGGAGCCTTCGAGGACGTTGATGATGCGGATTTTGTGACCGACGAACTGGTAGAACCAGACCACCGTCGAGTCACCGATGCCAATGTCCCACGCCGTCCCGACCGGCTGGCCGACAATGTGCGGGAACTCGCCAGCCCTGCCGCCCTGCTCGGCCTTGAGGATGGCATCGCCGTAGTACGCTCCGGGGATGTCAGCATCGAAGTCGCAGTAATACTCCTGCCGGATGATGGCCTCGGCTTCCTTCTCACCGCGCTCGACCCGCAGCTCCTTGCGCTCTCGCTGGATGATGTCGAGCGAGATGGCCTTGGTATCCTCGACCGTCAGCACCTGACCGAACCACTCCGGGTCCTTGCGGGCGTAGTCCACCAGACGGGCAAAGTGATTGCGACCTCGAGGTGTCGAGATGAAGATGGCCCAGCCGCCGTTCTCGGCGAGGATGGGACGCAGGAACGCCCAGGCATTCGGATCGGCGAGAGCGTACTCGGAGAACACCACCCCCATGGGCGGCGAACCGATCAGGCTGTTGTAGTTGTCCGAGCCTACGACCTGCCAAGTCGAACCGTTCTTGAACCGGATGAACATGTCCTGTTCGCGGGTCGATTCTCGAAGCTCGGGCGGGAATGCAGCGTCGATGCGCCGTCTGCCAGTGTGCGGGTCCACCGCATCCCAAATGGCCTTACGGGACTGGTTCGCCTGGGGAAGCATGTGCCAGATGCCGCCCACTCTGGTCATGGCGCTGACCGCTGCCCAGTGCAGACTCAAGTCGTCCTTCCCGGATCTTCGATGCCAAGAAAGCGCGAGACGCTTACAGCCGCCCTCCAGAGCAGCCCACGCTGGGCTTTGGTAGTGGCGAGGAGCCCAGCCGTTAGCCGGTAGGATTATCGACATCCGAGAACCGCTTCACGACCACCGTCAGACCTACCTCGCCCTTGTGCTCGAGGTCGAGCTTGTCGCCGTACCGCTTGGGCTTGAGCTTCGAGGCCACCCACTTCCGAGCGTCGACCATGATGCGCTTGTGGTTCGCGTCGATGGTCTCATCGTCCGCAATCTCGATGATGCGGTCAGCGTGAGCCTCGGCCTGATCCTCGCGTGCGCGTGCGTATTGTGCCGAAAACTCCGGCTTTTCTTTCAACCACTTACCGATGGTTGACCACACCGGCATCCCGTCATCCCCACAGATAGCCCGCAGGGATTCGCCGGATGCCAGCCGCTCACAGATTCGGTCTGCCAGCTCCTGCGTGTAGATTGACGGTCTGCCTCCTGGCATCACTTCGCCATCAGTTTGCGTGCCGCCATCCCCTTACCGGCTTTCTTGGCCGAGCGACGGGCGGTGTCGAGGGCGATGGCAACGGCCTGCTTCTGCGGGCGACCGGCACGGACCTCGGCTGAGATGTTGCGCGAGATGGTCTTCTGGCTGTATCCCTGCTTGAGCGGCATGGTCACTTCCCCTTGTTGCGGTTGCTGATTGCCTTGGCCTTCGCCCTGGCGTCTTCCTTCGAGCTCGCTCCCCATGCCTTCAAGGCGAGGGCGAGGCGTGTCGGCTTGCCGTCCTTCCCGACCATCGGGCCGGGAGCATTGCCCATCCGGGCGAGGAAGCTAGCGCGTCTCGGGTTGTCCCCTGACTTGACCGGGGCCTTGAGGTTCATCCCCTCGGCCTTGGCAGAGCGGCGACCGGCCTCGTTGAGACCGCCCTTCTCGTTCTGCCCTGCCTTGCGCTGCCATGCTGGGGTCTTCATCAACTCACCTCGACCTGATAATCCTGCACCGGCCTCGGCGGCCCACCCGGCACGCCACCGCCACCGCGAACCGGCAACGGACCACCGAGACCCGCTGCGGCAATCCCGGCGGTAGCCCTCGGCGAAAGTCTTGGCACCCTGCCGACGGCTCCTCCCAGAATTGCACCACCTCTCCGGCGACGAAAGCCGAACAGATCCTCGCCTTCCTGGTCGCCGTTATCTCCGAGCAGCTGCGCCTTCACTTCCGCTTGAGCGCGGTCTTGATGGATTCGCGAAACGCTTTCGCAGTCGGCGCACCCTTGCTGCCGGGCTTGCGCATCTTCTCGCCGCTACCGGCCTTGATGCGCTCGCGTTTAGCATTAATGTTTGCGTATAAACCGGGACCAGGCATCTCGTTACCTCACGCTGCTTCGGGCAGTTTCGGCTTGCGCCGGACCTTCGCGCCACGCACGAACTCGACCGCGACCTTCGGCGGGGTCGGCGGCTCACAGTCGGGACACCGCACCCACCCGCCAGACCAATCGGCCACCCAGCCGCTGCTGTTGCAGTTCAGGCAAGGCTTCCGCTCAGTCTCGGTCATGCCCCAAGTCTACCCCCCTACTACCGCTGCGGCAACTCGCCACGGATCAGCGGCAGGGCGTCCTCGAGGCGCATCACCACGAGCCACCCCTTGCCGTCACCCCGGCAGGCGACGACCGGGATGTCGCCGGGACCGGATGCACGGACAACCTGCTCGACCCATTCATGCACGGCGATGCCCTTCCTGCGCTTGACCTCCCAGCGGAACTGGCCGGTCGTGATGTCGTCCCCACCGTCGCGGGCCTGCCCGATGTTGCGCTTGACCACCCAGCCGAGCTGGTCGCTCAGGATCTTGGCGAGCTCGTTCTCACCGGCTGCGCCCTTACGCCTTTGACTTGCGCCCATTTGCTTTCCTCGGTTGGTACGCCTTTAGCCCACGCCCAATCAAACCCATGATGGTAGACACCGGAACCCCTAGCTCTCGGGCGAGTTCCTTATTTGTCGGCAGCGCCGCACGAGCGGTCTTGACATCGAGAACCCGCTGGTACTGCGCCATCGTCACCGAGGGCGGTCGGCCTGCCTTGCGAGTCATGCGATCCACGCGAACAGCACCACGAAGAACAGGAACACGCCGATGGTCACGG